ATCCTTGTCCGCCGACCCGTAGGCAAGGTTCGTGATCTTGAACGTCCCCCAGCTGATGTTCGCCGTAGGCGAGTTCTGGCCGTTCTTGTTGAGGCACGCGTTGACACCCTGCGCCATGTCCTGGTCGTGCGTATCGTGGCGCGAAAACACAATCTTCACGAGCGCATTGAAGTCACTCTGCCAGACGGTTGCGCCGGTGAAGAAACCATTCGTACGCGTGAACGTACCTGCGGACCAGGGCATTAGTTGACTCCGGCTTGCTTGAAAATGAAGGTGGTCGAGTACCACGCCACACGCTGCACAATGGAGCGGTAGCGGATATTCAGAGCGGTTGCGAATCCGAACGTAACGACAGGTCGAAGAACGGGGCGCGCTTGTGAGTTCTCGGGGTCGTTTTCATCGCCGGCCCAGTAATCTTCGTCCCATGCCGACACGTCCCATTGCCCTTGCGTCTGCTCGACGGGATCAAGAACGGGCGGTAGGCTCTTTGAGCGATAGTCCGCGAAGGCATTGAGACTCAGTGCCCTGGGATCGAATGCGTTGGTAACGACGCGCGCTGCGGTGAGCTGCGTTTTTAGCCCAGGCTGCCCGAACTTTTGATAGGCCGTAGTGGCCTCGTACTGGATCGCTTGTCCGTCATCGGAGTAGGCTTTCTGGCTGTCCGAGGTCGAAAGATCAGCAAGCGCAAACCCATCATCCGTGCCGAAGTACAGGCGGTCGTTGTAGATTGCGAAACAATGCGCATTCCAGCCACGGAAGCGACACCACGACCCGGTGTTCGTGTTCTTGACGTACTGCTCTGACTCCGTAGTTGAAATCGGAATGTTGGCGAGAAAGAGGTTCCCGGCGGCGTAGTAGATGGCCTGCCATCCGAAGTTCGCCCGGTAGGTCTTCGCAGCCGACTTCGCGGCGCGAACGATCTTCCCGCCGAACGTGTCGACAATCTCCGTGCGCGCGTTCTGGATTGCCTCATCCAGCGTCGTGAATCCGTCATCCGTCAACAGGACTTCGGTCGAGGCGAAACGGCAGTGTGCGCGAGGGCCGAGAGGCGCGCCGATCTGATAGCGCCCCACCATCGACCACTGCAAGGCAGCGGAAGGATCGTCGCCCTGATAGATCAGGCATTCGCCCGTGCTGAAGATGAAGGCGCAGTAATCGTCGACGCCATCGCCGCTATCGCGCGTCCAGGTGACGATCTGGACGATGTAGCCGCCGCGTTGCGTGAATGTCGCGAACGGAAACTCGGACAGAACGCCTTGGAAGGAGCCCGCCGCCGCATACCACATACTTTGGGAGTTGTTCTCCCAGTAGAACGCGCGGCCTTTGAAGTTCACGACGCCAACAAGGTCCGTCCCCGTAGGGCCGGAGGTGATCGTCATGGGAGTCAATGTCGATCCGTCGTACACCTGCGGAGCGTCGGCGCCGTTGACCAGCACCAGCTTGTTATCGAAGCTGCCGAACTGCCAACGATCGGAGGTGAAACCGGAATCGAGAACGGTCGGCGACGTGAACCCCGTTACATCCGCAATGTTCCCATCGTAGGCCGCGAGGATTTTTGATCCTGTCTCGCCGTCATAGGGAATCAGCGTTTCGACAGCGCCGGAGAGTCCGTCCAGAACGGTCTTGCTGCCACCTCGACCGATCACGAAGCCGGAGGATGGAATCCAGTTGATGAGCTCGACCGCATCGGTCGGCGCCATGCCTTCCAATGCGTCACGCGCATTCCACCCGCCCACCGGCGCTGCGATGGTGAAGGCCCCGGGTTCTCCGCCCATTACGCGACGTACAGGTTCGTGAAGGGCTCGTTCGGGAATGGATAGTCTTTCGGCCATCCGACCGTGCGAGAACCGCCATCACGCGCGCGAAGCTCGTTTGAGTACAGAACGAACGATTGATAGTCGTCCTGCCAGTCCAGCCCCTTTTCGCGCTTGTAGCGCCATTTGATGTCGAGTTCGATCAGCGGATCGTCGAGCATCCATATGTCATCGTCCGCCGTGAACACTTCCTTGGAGGCCGCTGCAGCGTTGTCGCGTGAGGTGATATCTCTGATCGTGTATTTCGAGACGTATTCAAACTCCAGCGTCTGTCCGACTTCGGGCGAGAACACCATGAGCTTGTCTTGGATGATCCGGCATCGAATCGGCAGTGTGACGTTGCCCATGCGGGAAATGAGGTACGCCCATACCGGCGCCGATGACGGGAGGATCACGTTATCAAGGCGCCCGGATTGATAGGTCGTATCAGGGACCAAGCCGTAGTAATCCGCGGGAAGACTGAAGGACTGAATGCGCCCATCCGTCGTGAATGCGGTCGTGCCGTTCTCCATGAGGATGGAGCCATGCCTCGTCAGGAGTTGCAGCCGCATATCCCGCAACGTCACCGCACTACGATTCGCGATCGCGATCAACTGAACGATGTTCGTGTCGGGATTCTGAAAATACTGCTGCGGAACGTCGAAACCGGTTTCGGCGTTGACTTGGTCAAGCAGCTGCTTGAGCGTCTTCACGCGCCTTCCTCGCCTTGCCCTTCGGCCAGCCGCCCTTCGCCTTCCGTTCGTCGCCAGCGCTCACCCACCGTTTGGCAATGGCATGCAAGGACTCCAACTCGGGATATACCGACGCCTTCGCGGCGAAGTCCTCGATGGAAGCGATCTTCATTTCCTGCAAGGTCAGGAATGCCGCCATCGTCATCCTCGGGAGACAACGGAGCGATGTTTTCGGGTTCGTCCGCATCGCCTGGAACGCGGCCCATTCCTGTGGGTGCGCTTCGATATCCTCGGGCGTCGCCGGCTTGGTCATGTAGTCCTTTACCTCACGGGCCTTCATGCCCATGTACGGCGCTTCATGGTAGATCGGACGGCCTTCCCTCGCCGTCGCAATCTCGTCCTTGGAAGCATGCATGACGAACCACACATGCATGTCGTTTTTGTATTCGAGCTTCCCACCCAGGCCACCGTTGGCCTTGAGACTGGCAACCATGGCTTCTTCGTCGTAAAGCTGCATGCATCCTCCAGAAAAAGGGAGGGCCGAAGCCCTCCCGGTTTGGTTACGACGAAATCACCACGCCGTTGAGCGAACGGTTGTTCACCGTCATCGCGCCAGCGAAGAAGAACGGGATGACGTCGTAATCCGCGTTCTGGATGGTGCGTGCCTTGCCGACTTCGATCAGGTCACCTGGCGCCTTCTTGAGGAAGATCGACTTGGTGTTGAGGAAGTACATGTGTTTCGCCGGGCAGTTGTAGTCCGGGATGATCGTCGAGCCCTTGTACTTCAAGTTCTCGAAACCCGCGTCGGCTTCCTTCGTACTCGTGAAACGCGCCTGCTCCTGCAACGACTCCCAGTACAGGGAATACAGGTCGTACGCCGACGAAACAAGGTTCACCATGTCGTTACCGCGCAGGGTGTTCAGCCACATGGTGTTCATGTAGCCCTTGATGTTCGACGACGTGATCGCCGCCGGCGTCATGGTCTGGTTGCGCCAGAACGAGAACGCCACCTGGTCGATACCGCCCACGGTGCCAGCCGCAGTCGGGTCATCGGCCACCAGCAGCTGCAGGCCGCCGATTTGGTTCGACACCGAGCCGTTGGAGTAAATCGCTGCGCCGAGCGTGTTCTTCAGCAGCGCTTCGACCTGCTCCATGCGAGCCTGGGTATAGTCGTAACGCTTGCCCTCGCCGGAGTTCTGGATTTTCTCCAGGCCGGAAATGGCGATGAACGCGCCCAGCTGTTTCCACTGGAACTCCGCTGCATCGAGAACTTCGGAGGTCGTCGGCGGGTTGAACGTGTCGTACCCGGTGTACCACTTGATCGACGTGTTCGGGTTGGTGGGGTAGATGATCGCTTCGTCGATGACGCGACCGCCGTTCACATCCTTGATACGCCCGTTGGTGTCGAGGTAGGTCAGGATGGCATTGTTCTTCGTCACGTTGTCCGCCATGGTCTTGGACCAGTTGCGGGCACTCGCGGTGACGAACTCGGTGAGATTGGCTGCGGCCATTGCTTGTTACTCCTGTGTCAATGCGCGGCGAGTTCTTTCTCGGCCTTGCGCATGGCTTCTTCGATGGAGGACGCCTGATTGGCGCGTCCCTTCGGTTTGCCGGACACGTTCCTGCTGGCTTCCGCAGCTTGTTTTGCTTCGGCGGTTTGACGGGCGGCATCCTTCAGCGCCTGCTGTTCCGCCATGGATGCGCTCAACTTCGGGTTGAAGCGAACGGCCATGTCATAGGCCTGCGGCAACGATGACGCTCGACCCATCTGGATCAGCATCACCATGTCGTCGTAGACCTCGCGGTAGTGCGGGTGCTTTGGGTTGCCGCTTTCGTCTGCCGCTGACTCAAAGGCAGCGATGTCGTTAAGGACGGCGGCTTGCTGGGCCTGCATCTGGCCCTGTTGCTGCTGCCAGATGGCTTGCTTCACTTGCGAAAGCTCGCTCTGGTAGCCGCCCAGCATCTGTTGCAATGCCGGGTCGATGTAGGGCGCTTCCTGGGCAACTGAGCCCAAGTCCGCACCCCATGCCTGCGCGAGCGCTTTGATCGCCTGACCGGCGTCGCGAGGTTTGAACATGCTGGCCAGATAGGGAAACGTCTGGTCCGGGTTGTTGCGCAGCGAATCCTGTGTCGCCAATAGCTGCTGCACGAACTGCTGCGGTGACATGCCCTGCATATGAAGCTGGTTCACATACGGAGCGATGACTTCAGCGATGGGATCGAGCTGCCGGCGGTACTGCGCGAACTCGTTGTCGCGCCTGCCAACATAGCTGTACGTCTCGTCAAGCTCCTTCAAGAGCGGATCGAGGTGCGTACGCGCCTCGGGATGATCGCGAAGGGCTTTCAGAGCATTCCGGCTCGGCTCCTTCCAGCGCTTCGTCCACCCTGGCGCCTCCCACGCCGCTTCTACGGGCTCCTGCTGTTCGACGGGCGCTGCTACGGCTTCGGGTACATCCTTCGCAGCGGATTCCATCGCGCCGCTCAGGGAGTCGATATCACTCATGCTGAGTCTCCAAATGAAAAACCCCGCCGAAGCGGGGTCATAAAAAAACCGCCTTTCGGCGGTCGGTGGTCAAACGCTGGTCGGGAGGGCCGGCTTGTATCTGTCCAGCACCTTGTCGGGCAGTTCCTTGTGTTTCAGGAGTCTGGCCAATTCCTCATTGCGGTCGTGCTGCTTCTTGGCCTTTTGATAGGCCTTCTTCGGGCTGAAATCGTTCGCATCGATCAGCTGATGCTCGGCCATGATGTTTTTGCGCTGGCGGTTCGTCGTAACCGGCTTGTCGGTCACGGGGCAGACGTAGTGGCAATCGCGCTGCACATAGCCGATGACCGGGGCAATGCGTACCTCGGTCTTTACTCCGCAGCATTCCGGGGCATTTGCGTGCCGGTCCGAAACGCGGTTGAATGCATCCTGCTCCGCCCCGCATTTGGGACAGATGTATGAGTACAACGGCATGAAACTGCCTCCGTTACGAGAAACTCCGGCTCAGAGGGTCTTCCGCGAGGATGTGCGGAACGATCCGCTGCGGATGCCAGAGCGACTCATCAAGTCGCCATGGCAGATCTGGAAAGAGGACACAAAAGGGCTCCTGATGGCGCTTTGCGCCTTCGTAATTTTCCCTATCGCACTCATTTCCGCAGTTCTTTTTCTCATCTACGAACTACTGCATCTGCGCTAGAGACTGCGCGAACTCTGCTGCCTCCGGGTCGTCATTGACCTTTGCGGCCTGAGCAAGAACGCCAATCTGCGCGGGCAACAGGGCCGCCGGCTTCTTTGTCTGCTGCGCAAGCCATTTGACGATCGTTGGATTTGTGAATGCCTTGCCCATCCCATTCGCTACGCCGACAGCGGCAGCCGCACCCGCAGCTACCCCGGGATGCCCCATCACTAGCGGCAGCACGATGCTTGCGCCGGTCGCCTGATTGCCAAGCGCCGCCGCAGTCCCGGCCGGATTCTTGAAAACCTGCGAGCCGTCACGCAGGTTTGATGCCACCTTGGCAATCTGATCCATGTCGTTTCGGAATGACGGCCCCATGCGGTTGAACAGCACCTGTTTAGCCTGCGGGCTCATGCCGTTCCAGTTCGACAGGAACGTTTCCGTGCTGAAGGCGTCGCCCACGTCGTTCTGTGCGCTCGGATTGGCGCGACCGAGCCGACGAATCACTGCGCTCGTGACCATCTTGGATTCGTCAGTTCCGAGGCTCTGCATGACGCCGTGGAGCGTACTGGCGCCCTCACGCGATCCGCTCATGGCCGCCTG